CAGCCATAATTCCCATCGCGCCAGGCAAACGTTCACCCAACTGTCTACGCAATTCCTCAGTAGTTACCTTACCTTTAGATAGCATTTGTTCTAATGCTAAATATATTCCCCTAAGTTCATCTGTTTTTAAACCAAGAACCGCCCCTGCCTTAGTCATTGTTCTAAATATATCTTCCGTTTCTTTTAAAGTTATATTTGATTGTGCTGCTGCTGCTCTAAACTTAACCCATCTTTCTGCCGTTGCAACCAATTCAACTCCAAAATCGCTTACTAATTGTATTAAAAATACTTGAGAGTCTACATAAGCCCAATTTGTTTTAGTAACAGCTTTTAACGCAAAATTTAAAGAATCTAGTGTTTTTATTAATTTGAATGTATCTTTTATGACATTAGCAAATATTTGTATTCCTCCAATTATACCAAACGCACCAAGTAATGACCTAATACTTCCTGACAAGCCACTAAAACCGCTTTTTGCATTTCGTGCGGATTCAGCTACTTTTTTAGTAGAAGCGTTAACTCGTCTTAATTCACTGTCTAGCTTATCATACTCGGCTTTTGCTCTTTTAGTTGCTTTTGAATTTTTTCCTTGTGCTGCTGTAAAATCAAGCAATGTTTTTTTTGCGTCTTTGTGTCTTGAAACTAATACATTGTATGGTCTTGCTGCTTCTTTTATTTTTGCATTTAATTTTTTCTGTGCTGCTGCTGCTTTCTCATCGGCTGCTGCTTTTTTATCTATTGCTGCTGCTGCTTTGTCTGCTGCTATTTGATTTGCGTTAAGAAATCTTGTAAGTTGTCCTAAAGTTGGTATTGCTGATGTTATTTTTTTCTTGCTTTTTTCTATCGACTCATCTAAAACAATAAATGATTTTTTAACACTTGTATTTGCTTCTTTTACTTCTTGTGCGCTTTTTGAAACCGCAGAAAAAGAACCTTTATTAACTTGGTTTAAATCGCTTACAACACCTTTAATTTCTTTTAACTTCTCAGCTAATGCCGATAAATTATCTATCGCTTTCTTGGTTTCAAAATTTAAACTAGCCATTTATTCTATCCATTTTTTGTTTATTCATATCCTCTAAATTAACCCAACGGGTAACAGAGGTTTTTTTGATGTCAATTTTGTATCCTGTTTCAAGGTTTACTTCTAAGTATAACGCTTTTTTATCTAAAATAGAAACAAAATCTTTTGTATCATCTATATCATCATCGTCGTCATCGCTAATATTATATTTTTTCTTGAAATTAGATTCCATTATTTTCAACTTATTTTTCCAACCAAATAACTGCCCTGTTATTTTTTTGATCTGTGTTGTAACATCTTTTTCTGCATCAAACGATAATCCATCTACGCTATCTAATATTTTAAGTATTTCAATTTCTTTGTGTTTTGCATACAATGAAAGTGCTTCGGTAGCCAATGAGAATCTAGTGTTAAGTTCTATTATAAAAAACAATGCTTTTTCCTTTCTAAGCATCTTCTTGTCGGCAAGCAAGCCTTTGTACTCTTTTTCTAATTCTGAAAATACAAGTTCTAATTCTTTGCTATTATCATAGCTTGTAAAATCTGTTCCATCAATTACATTCTCGTCAAACTCTCTTATTAGATACCTATAATCCCTAGTTTGAGAAATCATAAAAAAAGCGTAAATAGATATTTCAGAACATTTTTTAAATAAGGATATTTGTTTTGTTTGTAACATCAAAATATTATTTCTTCACCAAAGTTAATGATTATTTCTAATAACGCAGGTTCAATCCTTTGCTCTATCCATTCTTCTTGCTCTCCTTCTGTTAGTTCTAGTATAGCATCGCCGTATCCAGGACTACCATTTTCACCATCAACAAGCAATAATGTTTTATAATCCCTAGAGTCAATAACTAAAACACCTCTTTCAATGTCTATATACATACCTTTATAGAATCCGCCAAACAGATTTAAGGTCACTCCCGATGTTGTTAACCCTAACTTATCTCTAAACTTTTTATGTCTTTCAGAATATGTTCCAAGTGGTTTTTCATCACCATCAATATTTTGAAATTCAAGTCTATTTTGTAAAACCTTTAAAATAAATTTCTCGTCTTTCTTAACTATTTTAAATAATGTCCTTTCAAAGTTTTTAATATAGTTGTCAAATCTTGGTATGTATCTTTCTAATTTAACCATTTGTTTATTTAAAAAAAGCCCTTTACATCGTTGATTGGCAAAGGGCTTTTAAACTAATTTAAAAAAAGTATTACGCCACAACAACAGCTTCTATTGAATCTGAACGGTATAAAACACTATTGCTTTCGGTTACACCTACTGAGAAAGTACTATCCCATAAATCAACGTTTACAATATCCGTTGCTGCTAAAGCAGCAGGGCTTGTAAGTGAAATTGTATAAATTCCCGCAGGGTTCATAGCGACTGTAAATGTAGCTTCAACAACTGTTCCTGCTCCAAGAGCGTCAACAGTAACTTTAAAGTTTGGTACATCCAACGCTTCAACAAGTGAAGAGTTATCAGAAGCTAAAACCGCTTTTACAACAACATCTGTATCCGAAGCAGCAGGTATAGCTTCGTATGTCAAATTAACACCGTTAACTTGTGCGATATCCTCTGGAGTGAAATCTAATGTTTCAGCGTGTAAGATTGCGTAGTTTGTATCAAACTGCAATCTATCTAAAAACTGAACTACTAAAGATTTTGATTCAGCATCACCACCTTTAACTTTACGCTTGGTAAGTTCCGGTGTTACGTGTCCTGCTGTAAATCCTCTGTAAGCAGTAGTACCGCCAACATTAGATGTTGCAATCATCCAATTACCTTCGTCATCACCAATCATAAAATCCAAAGACTTGTAACTCTCTAAACGAGCAAGTTCTCTGTAAAATTCGTGACCTTCTTCAAACATCAATTTGTACTCGGGTAAACCTTTAAGGTTAAGCCTTTTCTCTCCTGATGCGTTTGTAGAGTAAGAATCTTCTGCTGAAATATCTTCGAAAGCACTTGCTCCGATAATTGGAATCATTATTCCTTTTTGAACCAAAGGAGTAATGTACGCCAAGTTTAATGTATCAGTTGCGGATATTACCGTTCCTTTCTTCAAAGCAATTAAATGCTCTGGTGTTCCAAATAAGGATAAGCATCCTAGCTTTCCTGTGTTTGGAGTTTCTGCGCTTCCGCACCCTTTTTTATTTGCAATTTCCCCAATCGGGCTGCTTGTTTTTTCTTCTGCCATTATGATATATATTTATTTTTGATTAAATAATCGTAGCTTGCTTTATCAATAGCGTCATAAATGCTACCAACTTTGTAAACTACTTCCTTTTTTGTGAAAGAACGTGTTACCGTTCCTATAAATTTACTTTTCTTTTTACGTGCCATAATTAAAATATTTGCGCTTTAAAACAAGTGTTTTTGATTTTAATATCAAATTCTATTTTCATAGCATCCCAAACCAAGTTCCCAAAAGTTTCTGCCCCTTTAGCATCATAACTATAATTAGGGTACTTTATAACATCATAATCACCACTCACATTGACTATATTAGCCGTTTTAAATAAATATGATATGTTGTTATACAATGGTATCAATATAGCCTTAAAAGTCACCTGCATACGCTCAAAATTCTGCATAGGCATATTACTTTTGACAGCTAAAATGAATTGAATGTTAGAAACTTCAACGTGATTTTTAGTCTGGTTTTCCTTATAAGGATAAAGTAACCAAATTAAAGGATACGGGCTTTCGCCTTTTTCCTTCATTTTCAAAAAAGCGTTTAACTCTTTTTCATCGCCATAACCAAAAATAGGTTTATAAGTAGCACCGCCACCTATTCCGTTTGTCATAAGCGGAAGCGTATCGAACATTTCTGTCAACTTATCTTCTATGCTTATATATGTTTCGGTCATTGCCATTAAAATCCAAATTGATTTATTCTTTCAAACTTTGTTGGGTTGAAATTCTCATAGGTATCAGGCGTTATAGTATTAGTGTCCTCAATAAATTGATTCATATTAATTTCTACTCCTACTTGCGCCCTGTAATCTATTCCAATCATTCCATCTTTTGTATAAAATGTTTTTGGCTCTACTTCATAGCCTTGAACAATCTCTACAAATTTATTCCAAGCTGTTACAACTTTTTTTGTAGGCGTTACGTTTTCCGCATTTTTAGGTGTGATAATCGTATGCCCTGTTGAAGCCCTAGTTATATGGTCATTATCTTCAAAAAAATAATAAGTGTAATAAGCTAAGAAACTTCTATTGTAATCGCCCGACTCAATAGACTTAAACCTAATCCCTCTCCAATGAACATCAAGAAAAGACTCCTGGTCAATGTATGTTTTGCCGTTAAGCAAATCATCCCATTTAGCATCGGCTGTTACTTTTAATCCATTTGGTTGAGTTGAGTCTAATTCATTAGAAAGTTCAGTAAATAACTGAAAACCCAAACATTTAATAAGACATTCACGAACATAATCCGCAATAAACTGATCTACCTCCGCAGCAACTTCCGATACTGAATCTGTAATACCTGCTTTCGCTTGTGGTATGTAAACCTGACCTTGAAAATATGTTTTATCTATAATCATTAGATGTTTGGGTTTTTAAAGTTAATTACTAAATCTTAGCTGCTTTTGGGACGTACTTTGCAATCTTTCCTTCAACAGATAACGCTCCCTTATCTCTAAGAGTTTGTGCCGTTGAACTATGATAAACCGCTGTATCGCCCTTTTTGTAACTCCCAAAATCTTTAGTGAATTTCACATTATACATTCCGCTTTCTAGAGTTTTTTTAGAATCTGCCATTTTAATAATTGTTTTAAAGTTTAATTAATAATTATACTGCTGTAATAGCTGCTTGAACCGTTGCAATATCATCGTAAACAAAGGCTGCAAGGTCTAAGTTTTTGATGTATTGGTAGAAACGCGACTCTCCAACCATTGTAAATTGATTAGTAATAAATTGGTCGTTAATCCAACCAACTCTGATACTAAAAGGAACGTAATTTACTACGTTATATTTAGTCATATCGGCAACAAAGATTTTCCCTAAAGGAATTTTAATCCAAGGTCTGATTACTACACCTCCAATACGAACTTCATTGAAAAGTCCTGCTTGTGGGTATAATGGTAAACCATCACCATCCTTTGCTGAAACTAATTGCTTCAAGAAATCAACAGGGTTAATCATAACTACATTCGGCATATAATGTGCCTCATCAACAAAACCTTGAGTTCTGTAAATATCAGTAATGATTGCGTTTACAACATCCATAAAATTAGATGTTCCTGCCGGTAAATAATCAGTCAATCCAGTTGCAACAAAAGTACGTCCCGCAACAGTAGCACCCGTTGGGTTAACTCCTGTACCATCACCAAAATAAATACCATTCACTTTGAAAAGATCGTGAGTTTTACTCAAGTATTCTCTAGCTACTGACTCTAAACGAGCAACATCTGTAACTGATTCCTCAGAAAGAACCTCGTAAGCTGCTGCCTTGGCAGGAGTCACAGGTCGGTTCACCCAACTAAAGTCGGTTTGAGGTTTAGTAGTTGCTTCCGCAACAAACGCATAACCACCTTCTTTTGGAATTAATTCAGTATAACTGAACGCAGGAGAATTTGTGTTCGACATTGTAGTCAATGACATCAATGAAGAATCATCACGTAGGTTAAAATTACCTAAGTTGTTATGAAATTCTGGACCGAAAGTTCCAACATTTGTACCACTACCTGTGGACATACCTGCAACTGCTTTAGGTACAAACTCAATTGTTCCCGCTTTGTTCAATTTGATTTCATCCAATTTTTCTTTATTCTCTCCTAAGAAAGATTTGAATTGTTGAATGTAACCTTTTACTACATCTTCTTTTTGAGAAGCAATATACTCTTCTAAAGCGTTTCCTTGCTTTTCAATTGCGGTATGGATTTCCAATATTTCCGCTTTAGTTGCTCCTGCTTCTTGTGCTTCTTGCAACTGTGTTTGTAAGTCCTCAAATTTTTTATCAAGAGCCTTTTCAATTTCTGTGTTTTCCATTTCGAAAAAATTAAATATTAATTAATATAAGAGTGTAATCATTACGGCTCTCGTTAAGTTTTAAAGTGATTGCTCGGCTTTAATTATTTTAATAGCCATTTTTCAACGGCTGATATTTCTTTTACTGTTTCTGTTTTAATCGATTGAGTTGGTGTAAAGGAATTACTTCCCATTAATACCGAACTACCTTCAATACATTTTGCTTCGGTTACTGCCCAAAACATTTTAGCAGATTCCAATGCTTCTTTATTAGCGACCATTGGTGCGTACTTATCCCAATTATCTTTTTGAACAGGATAATCATCATCATTGATACAAGTAACCATTTTTACGTATTGCATTCCAACAGAATGCTCATCTACATTTCCTTTGGCATATTGTTCGTGCATATAAGCATTTTGCTCTTTACTTATTGTTGAATCAAATGTCAATGCCTCTGTTTTGCCTTCCATGTCAAAACCAAGACTTTTCCAAGATACCGTTTCAGCGTATGCTTTTAAATTCTCCTTCTTTGCTATAATAGCATCAAATGACCTTTTATGTTCTTGGAGGTGGAGGATGCGTTTGTTTTCTTTTAAACTCTTATCCCAAAGTCCAGGAATATGAACGTCACCGTGACTATCTAAAACATTTGTAGTGTTAATTGTAAGTTTGGCTTCGAATGAATCTCTTGCAATTAATTCTGCAACACTTGCACCTTTTTCAGAAAGATTATCTTTTAATGGTAAAGCAAAGCAACCAAAACCATCAGCTTTCTTCATTTCCATTTTAGCTTGCGTAAAAATCTGATCCTCGTTATTAACAACGTGGTCAAATAATTCTTTTTCTGTTTCGAATTTAGGAAGTTCTAGTTTCATACCAATCTTTATTTACTGTTACTTTATTTTTCAGCAATTCTTTTTTCTCGTTGACCTTCTTTTCAACTTCTTTTTTGAACGCTATTTTTTCTGCTTGTGACTTTTCCATTAGTTTAATGAATTTAAAGGTTTTGAGTTCTCTAGTAGTCTTTTCACTTTATCTTCATCAGATTCATCCCCCGAACTATCACCTCCAGAAGATTCATCCGATGTATTTTGTGGGGCTGTCATTAATTCCCCTAATTCTAATGTTGGTTCAAATCCGCACATTTCAAGTGCAACTTCATTCGGAACTCCAGACATCAGTAAACCATTTAAAGCCTGAGCCTGTAAAATGATTCCGTTATATTTTATATTTTTAAATTCTAACATAACAGGCAAGTGGTCGTAACCACCAACTAAGCTAACACCGTCTTCAAGAAGATTGTTATTTAACACCGCAATAAAACTTTCTAAAGTTGGTATCGCTTCATTCTGAATGTAAGAAACTAAACTTTGATTTGCATTTTTGTATGTAGATTTTGCTCCTGCAATGCTATAAACATCTTGCGGTAAATGCAACGCAGCAAATATTATACTTGCATCTGTTCTAATCCCTTCATCGTGTCCTAAATCTCTCATAATTAAATGAAGTGATTTATAGTCAAGTGAAGCGTTTGTTATTAATCCTCTTTTACGAGTATTTGACAATCCGTAGTTTGTATTAAATAGGCTTTCAGCATCTTTCTTTTCCGCAGGAGTCATAACCATTCCATCCTTTTTAGTAGAAACCAATTCCTTACCGTTGGACTTTATAATTATATTTTTAGCAATTAAACTATCCTGTGTATTCATCAGGGTTTGTTTTAATGCTGCTATTCTGCTTTCTGCCTCAAACATATTACACCCAACTCCATTAGGCATATCGTAGAAGAACATTAAATCTTTTAGCTTAATTTTTAAGTTCTCTTCCGACTCATCATAAATAATAGTAGTGTTCATCATTTTATCAGTTCCAATAGAATTGATAAACTTCCCTCTGTCAAGAGAATCTGGGAAAGTAATAAGATTAAAATCTAAAACGTAAAGTGAGTTTGGAGAAGTCATCCCTATTGTTGACTTTTTGTAGATTACACCAACTCCGTTAGCGGTCATTGTAAAAGATAAACTTTCTAGTAAATCGGGAAGTGTTTGGTAAGGATTAGGTTTTTTTAGAAGTTGAAGTATTGGGTGAGATTTTATTACTTTTCCTGTACTATCTCTTATAACCTCAAATTTTGCTTGTGAAAATATTTTAGCAATGAATAATAACGCAGGTGTTAGAAGTGGGTGATTTTGGCTAACTCCTAGTGCCGTGTTATAAGTCGCCCATTCTTTATACGATGTAAAATCGTACATATTAACTCCCGATTTGGTTCTTGACCAAACAGGAAATTTTAAACTCATTCCTAGGAAACCCATCTACTTATGTTTTCACAAAGCTAATAAAATTTAATTTAATAACAAACTAAGAAAAAATTCTGATAAATAACTCTATAATTCCATACAATGACATAACGCATAATCCTAACATTATTGCGACTGAAATCTTTTGCGATTTTGTAGGTTTTGGTGTTTCTGTTTTTCCACAATTATCACATTTTCCATCTGAATGTTCCATTGATTTTTTACATTCTGAACAATATTTAATTTCTACCATAACATTCTAATTAAAAACAATTCCTAAATATCTTATCAAATAATCAATTACATACCCTGTTGCATCCATCAAATGGTCAGGCGAGCGAGGGTCAACTTCGTCAGTCGGTAATTCATACCTATCCAACTTGTAAGAATATTCATAGTATTCCTCCTCAATATTTTTACTGCAATCCGTAAACACAATATTAAATGCCTGGACTTGAGTTAATCTTCGCTTAATTGAACCCTGCCCTTTTAATGCGCCTACCGCCCGAAGCCCTCCTGTTCTTAAATCATCAACCATTGTTTTCTTAGCAGAATCCGCAACAATTAAATCTTCGTCAGTAACCTCATTAAGCATAGTTCGAATGTATTCGTAAATTGGCATTCCAAATTCTGAACTTGGCTTATATAGTATTTCGTGAAGGTAGAATGTCCTGTCACCATCGTACTTACACTCAACCATTGCAGTAGGACTACTAATCCCAAAATCTAAACCAAAATGACTAACAGCTTCAACCTCTTGGAAATCCTCATACGTGCAAGTATCCCAATCTCTGTAAATCCTATTCTTCTTCTCAGATTTCAATCCGCACGTATAAACTTCGTACATATACCTATCAGCAGTCTTATTCGGAACATTCACCGGATGCGGAGGAGGAACATTAGTATCGCTAATCTTCATTCCATTGTAAGTGAGTTCCCCATCAATAACCTCACACGCTCCATCAGCATAAGGATTGTATGATTCCAACTGATTTATAATTCCATCGGTCAAAAATGGAATGTTATTCTTGTAAGTTGACCTTAAAAATATTGAATTGTCGTGAGTTTCATATTTGTTAATGAAAAATTCCCGACTAGGATTGTAATCACTAAATACTAAATCACTTGT